GATAAACTGTTTATAAGCTGTGGTAGACAAGGCGAGGATGCCAGTTTCCGGATTGAAAAAGAAAATTATGATATCCTAATGGGATTGAGCTCTGCTCAATCTGTGACCACTCGTATGTTGGGTTTAGGATACAAAGAAGCCGGATTAATGGCCTTGGTGGGTCAGTACTTTGCTGGAAAAGAAACTCCCAAGAGTGATCCTGATAGATTGGGTAATCCAATAAAAGCTAAAGTCCATTGGCCTTTAGCCTGTGATGCAGATGAACCAGAAACTACTAGTAGGGTTTATGCCACACCTATTGTTACGGATGCTAATGTGATGCCTATGATCAAACGGTGGGAGGTTTTGTCGCAATCGCTGGAACGTCGAGTTACCAGTGTAGCTAATAACAAAACGCCCGGACCGAAAATTCAAGCGTTTGCAAGTGAGTTTGTTAGGCTCGTCACTCCAGAAGTTGGTAAAGGTTGTCCTTATGCCTTGGAGACGACGGCTGAAATGTTGAATAAACCTTCACAAACTCTGGCGGTAAAGTCTATCTGGGAGACAGTTGACATGGCTTATCGAAAACTGATTGAAGCTTTCGTTAAGAATGAGCCGTGCATGAAATCTGGTAGGATAATATCAAGTTTCGCTGATATGCGATATATGTTGAAGTTTTCCTCGTTTTCATTGTCTTTCCGTGATAAGATATTACATGCTGAACATAATGATCATTGGTTTTGTCCTGGGAGAACTCCCAAGGAGATAGCAACTAAAGTGTGTGACTATGTTAAATCTATTTTTAACCCCATGGAAGGTGATTATAGTAATCTGGATGGTTCTGTTTCCGCTTGGATTCAAAGGCATGTCGTGAACGCCTGTTATTTACGCTACTTCAATCCGAAATTTAAAGACGAATTGCAAGGCTATTTGGATATGTTAATATCTTGTCCGGCCAGAGCAAAACGATTTGGGTTTCGATATGATCCTGGAGTTGGTGTGAAGAGCGGCGGTCCAATTACGTGTGATGGTAACACGTTAATTAATGCTTTTGTTATGTACTGTTCAGTTCGTATGACACAGCCTGATTTAACAAGTGAGGAAGCTTTTCGGTTAATCGGATTGTCATTTGGCGATGATAGTTTGTTTGATGAGTTGTATAAGAAGTCGATTCTGAAAGTGGTGGATGATTTGGGTTTAACCATGAAGATAGAAAAGTTCAAACCGGAACAAGGTCTGACTTTCTTGGCACGTGTTTATCCTGACCCATACACGACAGAAACTACTTTTCAAGACCCATTGCGAACGTGGCGTAAGCTGCATATCACCAGCCGTGACCCGAATATTCCATTGGCTTCCGCTGCAATTGATAGATTGGATGGATATCTAGTTACAGATGGTTTGACACCGGTAACGGGTAATTATGCGCGAATGGTTGTACGGTACTATGAG